TTGCTGGAGTTGTTGTCACCATACTGCCTCCAGTTGAAAGATATAGATTATCACCATCAGCCCAAGCCGAAGTATCAAAATTATCTAATTGTCCAGCGACTCTAACAAGCATTGTTTGACCAGATGTCTTACTTTCAGCCGCCAATCCAATCACATCACCCATTCCCCAAATTGTATTGTCAGCAAGTGCGAATTGGACATTAGTTCCTACCGCACCTGAAACATAAACTGCCTGCCCTTTTGTTATAGTTTCAGTCGCTTTACCAGAAATAGTCAAAGCGGAAGCAGCCGCCGCTCCTATATCAGTTAAATTAGAGCCATCGCCATAAATAGTGACACCTGTAATATCGCCTGCTCCTGTGATACTTCCATCCACCGTTAATGCCCCGCCAATGTGTCCGTCATCTTGAACAAAAAGCTCTGTCGTTGAAGCGGTTCCGCCGATGTAAAATGAACCTGTTGTTGTGGTGTTGCCGTCTATTCGGAAGTCAGCCCCTATTGAAGATGAGGCGGTGATCATAATTCCTTTTGTGGAGGTGGGAACCATAGCGTCTGCGGCACTATCGTATTCCCAAGCGGAAGCACCTGCTCCGCCTGTGTCAGCGTCTGCCTGCCAAGTTAAAGCCCCAGATCCGTCTGTTTTTAGGATTTGATTGGCAGAGCCGTCTTCCATTGGGATAGTCCAAGTTGAGGTCACCATTGGGTTGCTGTCGTGTCCTATTAAAATAGTGCTACTGGCAATAGTGCTTATTCCTGTGCAACCTTGATATGGATAGCAGACCGTCGCTCCTACTTGAGGTTCTTCTACTTCTGTCGTCTTAAAACTAAAAAGGTCTAAAACATCGCCTAAAAATCCAGCGTGGGCTGTTCCTACTAAACCAAGTAATAAAATTGTGATGATAAGTATTTTTTTCATATTATTTCCTACATTTGTATCTTATCTTAGCCGTTTTTGGCGGAGCTGTTATAAAAGAAACCACTCTGCCTGATAAAGTCCAATCATCCGTTACAAATAATTCACCGCCACCAACTTTTAATTGTAATGAGCTAGTTGGGTTGGGGGTTACTGGTAGTGTAAAATCAGTCGTAGTTCCGTCACCAGTTCCCAATAATGTCCAATCAATAATACGAGCTTCCAACGCCAGCTTTCCTACGCCTGCTCCTGTTGCCCCTACTGGTCTTGCTTCTAATCCTTTGAGGGTTTTCTTTAATCCTCTGATAGCAGAGATTTTGAGTTTGTCTTTTCCTTTAAGTTCTTCAAGTTTGTCGGCTATTTGTTCGGGAGTGTCTGGCGAGCCGTCTTTGCCATCTTGCCCACTAACTCCGTCTATCCCATTTATTCCATCAACTCCATCTCTTGCCTGCTTAAACTGACTAACCCGTTTAATTGCCTCGCTAACTTCGTTTAGTTTTTCGCTCAATTTCTGATTAACCCGATTACTTGTAAAGAGAGAGTTTATCGCTTCCATTGTTCTCGCCTTGAACCCGCCGAGTGTGCTATCGCTTTCCTTCTTTGCTTCTGTGATAATTTCGGTGAAATCTTTTTGAAGTTTCTTTAACTTTTCTTTTTCCGTATCAGAAGTTGCCCTTATCTCTCGTTCTAATTTATCAAACCTTTTTTTAACAATCTTAATAACCTTTCTAAAACTATTTTGAAAGTCCTTTACTGAAACACTGTCATTTAATGTTTCTAATATCTTTTTTAATTTTTCTGTTTTGGTCATAATTTTACTTGACAAGGGGTTTATTTTGTGATAGGTTGACTAAACTATTTTAACTTATAAAGAACTATGGAATTTCTAACAATCATATTCTCATTCTTTATAATTTTTGTTGGGTTTGCTATTTTTAGCGACCTACAAGATAATAAAAATATCGGTTCGGGGAAGGTGCTTTTAGGAGTTATATTCTTCCTAATCTTTATCTTTATTCTTTTTATTTCTTAGGGATATAAGATATTCCAAATTCCTTGATAACACCTTTTTCTTCTAATAGGGCTTTTAACGCCTTTTTTTTATTCCATTCTTGATACCTTTCTTGTATATCAGCGTCTATGGGCTGAACCTTTGCACCGACATTTCTTAACATTTCTTGCATTAAGGTTCGTTGTTGGTTTTCAGCACTCGCTCCACTTACTCCTAACACGCCTTTTTGTCGTCTTGTCCCGTCTGACTTATAACCACCTGGAATTTGGTCTGATACTAATGGCGGAAGATATGTTTTGGTTGTGTGCCGCATTAAATCTTGAAGTTGCTTGTCCATCGTATCGCTATCGTTCCAAATTTTATCTCCGTAGAAATCTTGGTTTCTGCTTATCTCTTTAATAAATCCAAATAAAGGCGACTTACTTAACACTGCTGACGGGATTGACTCTCGTAGTCCTGTTTCTCTCATTGTTTGCCGTTCAAAGAAGTTCCCCGCAACTAAATCACCAAAAGGGATAATATAAGTTAAATCAAAATAAGCTGACCTTCCATACTTATCTTTAATTGGAAGTTTGATATAAAAGTTATCTTTAATCCAAGGGGCTTCAGCGGCTCTTTCCCGTTCAGTTGTTTCAATGTCCGATTGGCTTTCAATGGCTTGTTTAACTTTACCAAACACAGATATTCTTTGAGGGGCTTTAAGAGCTGTTTCAATAGCAAGAGGAGTTGCCTTAGCTGTGAAAGTTACAAAAGGAACTCCCCATAAAGCAGTTCTTAGTTTTCTAATAAAAGGAGTTACTTGGGCGTAGTTAAATGTTGCCGACTCTGCCGCCTTCCAAGCGTCTTCAATCCCTAACCCTCTGTGTTTGCGATTAAAAATAAACGCTGAAAGTTTAGCAAGGTTTTCTTCTCCCTGATAAATATCACCTAATTTATTCTTGACTTTATGCCAACCAGTTCCAAGTTTTTTCCCTACTCCCAATGCTTCAGGACTGTCAAGAATAGACCTTAGTTCGTTAGCGGCAAATGTGTCTATATTGTATCCTGCTTTTTTTGCCTGTTTGATATACTTACCAGTTCCTCTCGCTACTTCTTTAACCGCTCTTGCGTTGGCTTTAATTACTCTTGGGTCAAGCGGGTTCATTCCAAGTTTCCAATAATTCAGTATCTGGTTAGATACCATATTCCTTGCGTGGGTGGCTGGGTTCATTACAACTTTAAAAAACTTAAAGTTCCCCATTATCTTTTGTCCCGCAAAATCTTTCATTGGTTCTGCGACTTCTTGGATAGCGTTGTAGATATTTTTAGGAACCCACTTACCTTTTAACGCTCCAACTCTTATTCCTTTTGGAAGTTGTTTAAATCCTGCTTGGGCAACATCGCTACCAAAATGTTTAGCAGTTGCTTTAAATAGTTTGGCATTTTCTACATCTTTTGTTAAATCAAACACACTCTTAAAAAGCAAATAAGCGGGATTATCTATCTGTCCAAGTTCTGCCATTTTTTCTGGGGTTAGCCCTACTTTTCGTTTCTTAATACCCTTAATCCCCACTTTCATAAAACTAAAAAGACCCTTGCTTTTGGCTTGTTCAAATTCTGTATAAGCGTTTTTAATATATTCCCCAAGGTTTTCTTCAAACTTCGCTTTGCTTAAAAGTCCCAAATCCACCGCTTCTTGCCCTAAATCATCAATCTTTTTCCAAGCGGGCTTGACTAACTTAAACTCTTCTGGGGTTAAAATTTTTTTAAGTTGCTTAATCCCAACCCTCATCATTCTACCTGTTTTATCTTTGGTTAAAAGTTTAGCTGATACTTCGGGTGTTAGACCTCCAATCCCTCTTGATATTTTAGCGATATTTTGTGTTCCAACTGCTATATTTCTAACACTCTTTTGATATGCTTGCTTATAAATCGGGTCAGCTCCAAACATCCATACAAACTTGTCAGCTAAATACTTGCCTGCTTTTGTTCCGCCTTCTATTGTTTTGTAAGTTCTCGGCAACACTTTCTTAACCCCCTTAACCACTTGGGTAATTTGCTTGCCAAAATATCCGAACTCATTTATATCATCACCAGCGAAAAATACATCCTTTGCTTTTACCTTAAATGAGCTTACTTTAACGCCTTCGGCTAATGCTTCTTTTTCTGCGTATTTTTTTGAAAGAGACACCCAATCACCTGTTCTTAATTCATTTATAGGAGTAGCACGATAAATTGTAATATTTGCGTTAGGTTTATTTTTTATTTTTTCTAACGCTTTGAATGACTGTTGGTAGGTTTCATCGGTCATATCCGCATAAAGTTGTGGACGAGTATAAACATCTTTTGGAATAATTCCTTTTCTTGAAATATCATAAGACGGCGATACTTTTCTTGGTCTGTGTGCCATAGCGTATGGAAGTTTTTCTGCCTCTCTTGGTATTATATTCCTGTTAAACCAGTTTTTTATTGCTTCTTGTGATTTAATTCCTTGTTTTCTTAATTCTTCTCTACTTACCCTACTTTTTAAGAAAAACTCCTCCGCACTCTTATACTTCCTTGCTTCTTTGGCGAGGGGTGCGAGGTCTGGGGATATTTTAGAAACATCAGGAGCAATATCAGATACTCCTTTTATTTTTTTTACAACTCTTC